GTTGAGTTTCCTGTCCACGAGCCTTATTTCCAAAAAGGAAAGAGATCAGTCTCGATGTGGGAGCAGTTGGAGATGGCAGCGCAATATCAACATTATTGGGCCGACAACTCGGTGTCTATTACGGTGACGTTCAAGCCTGACGAGGCGCCACAAATTAAAGATGCATTAGAGATGTATGAAACAAGATTAAAAGCTGTTTCGTTTTTAAAGTACGAGGAGACAGGCTATGTCCAGGCACCCTATGAACCAATTACTAAAAAGCAATACGAGAAGCTTATTAAAAACATCCAACCTATTCAGAGATTTGATACTGATGAGGGCGGAAGCGGAACTAAGTTCTGCACAAACGATAGTTGCACAATATGAGGTAGAAATGTTCAAACCAGTTAATAGATATATTCACATAAATTTACCAAAACCAAAGTCTAAGCCAGCAAGCAGTCTTGTGCTGCCTGATGATTATAAGCCGCCAGAAGAAAGGCACGTAACAGCAAAAGTAGTTGCGTTTGCTTCAGACGTAAGGTTTAAAGATCAGTTGGTAATGCACGGTGGCGTGGGAACATCTGTAATCGTTGATAAGTCGATGATTGAAGAAATTACTATAAATAATAGTAAAATAAACGTTGTTCTCGATAATTATGTAGTGGGGATTATCAAATAAATGGGAACAACATACTATGCCAATAGACAAGAACTTTTACAATGAATCGTCAGCCGCCAAGCTTGGATGGGATCCAACGTGGTTTGGCGAAAAGTATTTTGACGACAAGTTAACAAGAGCCATTAAAAAGTGGCAAAAAGATAAGGGCCTCGTCGCTGATGGGCTGTGTGGCCCTGCTACGTTTCGTCGCTTATGGACAGAAAGACAAGCAGAGATAGATGACTACAAGCCGATAAGCTGTAGATATTCTAACTATATTGTTTATCAAGGTGCTTTTGTACCAATTGATTGGAAAAAAGTAGTACTATGGTCAGAGGACGGCGGATTAGAAACACCACCCGGCCACTACTATAGCTATGCCGGCCGCCCAAAGCGCTCCATTCGCCTTTTTGTAAATCACTGGGACGTTTGTTTGTCCTCCCGTTCTTGCCAGCGTGTTTTAGATAAGCGCGGCGCCTCGGTTCATTTTTTAATCGACAATGATGGCACAATTTATCAAACTTTAGATATGCAACACGCAGCGTGGCACGCAGGTTCGGAACGAGTAAACCGAGCATCAGTTGGTGTTGAGATTAGCAACGCATACTACACCAAGTATCAAGACTGGTACGAGAGAAATGGATTCGGAGCCAGACCCGTGGTTGATGATGCCTGGGTCCATGGCAACAAGCTGGGAGAGCACTTAGACTTCTACCCCGTTCAGCTTGAGGCACTCAAGGCTTTGTGGAAAGCAATACACAAAGCAGCCGAGATCCCATACGAAGCACCCAAGAGCCAGTTCGGCACTACATCTACCAAGTACGAGCAAGATGTTAAGTATGGTGCGTTCTCTGGATTTATCAGTCATTATCACGTCAGCAAGAATAAGATTGATTGCGCCGGCTTGGACATCGTTAAGCTCCTTGAGCAAGTGAAGGACGATTGATACTAGAGTACGAAGGCATAGTTGTTGGTAGTGATCTAAAGGCGGCATTGTTCGCCTTCAATAATAATCTACCCATCATTTTTTCTCAGCCTCGCCGTCCTTTTCGATTCGACTTCCTTGAGCCGAATACAGATTTAGGGTGCGTTAAACTTACTAGGAGCCCCAGCCTAGAACTTACTAGAACTAATGGTGTTAAAGTTGTTGGTTCGAGGGCAGAACTTCTTTGGGAACGATTGATGTTTTTGCTCAATCTCGATGGCAAAGTTCCGCTAGCAAATCTCTGCTCGTCTATGAGATTTGATGGAGAGCATTTGATTTGCTCTAACGAGTATTCCAAAATAGCTACGTTAAACTTTCGCAATTGCTTTTATTTTGGCGATGACAATGTTTCTGGTCTTGTGAAAGAGAAAGAGCTTGCTAATCCGAGCTACACGTGTTATGATTGGATTGCGTTCAACAGCGGGGGCAAGCACGAAATCGATTACATGTGGGTGGGCGATGACTTTGTTAAGGAAATTTGGTTCTACTCATCGGATCGTATGTGCGGCAACTCTCCCGTCAAGGATGCGTGTGCTGTATCAACTCTGACGCAAGATCAGCTGTCGGAGTTTGACTACAGCGAAACTATGGCTAGATTCAAAATGATCTCCGAGATGGAGAAGAGAGGAATGAAAGGAAGGCAAAATGGCTACTCAACAAACGGAAACCCAAAACATTATAAATTTCGAACAACACCTATCAGACGAACAAAACGCAGAGATCCTGTGGAGATTACATCAAAAGACGATCGGGTATCGCTTCCGAAAGTATCGACACGATCTCTTCTTGAGGTTTTTGAGGCGTCTTGTGCCCCCTACGATAGATTTCTAAGGTATTTGTAGATGCCGCAGCATATTCACATGGCTGGCATCATTCCTGTTGCCGGCTTAGAAACTGATTTTAGTCAACAATTACCAGAAGTTATGATGCCTGTGGACGCAGGCTTTACCGCTATTCAGAAGTCAGTTTACGAGTGTGCCATGGCTGGATGCCAGACGATATGGATTGTCGCCAACAATGATTTAGCGCCAATCATTAGAAACACTGTAGGGGAATGGATTTACGATCCGGTTTATTATGAAACAAAAACACTATTTCCATCGGAAAACCGAAAAGAAATACCTATTTATTATGTCCCTGTCCACCCTAACGATCGTGATAAGCGCGATTCCTATGGGTGGTCTATTCTTTACGGAGCATATAGCGCATGGTTAGTAGCAGCAAAAATATCAAAATGGGTATTGCCAGAAAAATATTACGTTTCTTTCCCGCTGTCGGCTTACGACTTGCCATCTCTGCGTTCTCATCGTATAGAAATAGCATCGAAGGACGCCAACTTCTTTGTTTCTTACGATGGTAAGACAGCTAAAGATGATCTGCCTATAGCATTCACATTCAATGGAGACGATTTTAAAGCATGCCGAAATCACATAAACCAAACAACCTCTCGGGAATATTTACCCCGTTCACCCGGCCAAACTTTCCCGGCGCACAAACTGCCATACGACGAGCGATGGTCAGCCCGCCACTTCCCTCTGAGCAAGATATTCAAGAAAGTATCAGAGAACAACAAAATCCTAAAAAGCGTTGATTGGTACTACGATATATCCAAATGGGACAACTACAGAGCCTACCTGGGCTCAAAAAATATTGTAGAAAAACCAAAACACCCATTGACAACAGCTCACAAACACGCTAAAATACCATATAGGGTCGAGGAAGGAAATGAAGATACTTAAAAGTCTGTGGCATAGGCTCACGCATAAGTTGCATCACTTCAAGTGGTCGCATTTTAAAAACATCCTTAAGCAGCACGGCTTAGCGTTCTTGGTGATTTTCATTATATGGGAAATCATCGAAGACGTTATGTTTCCATTGCTATTTATTTGGCTGGGAAACAATGTCAATCCGTGGTTCCTCACAGGGGCCCCAGTAAGCTGGTTACTGTGCCTTCATCCTATTGCTGTGCCCGTTATGTGGGCAATTTGGGTTAAAATTTCAAGGAGAAAGAATGAGTCGAAAGACATCGAAGATCAAGTTTGTGGGACTCCATGCCCATAGTGTAGCAGGTTCCATCTTTGATGCGCTGGGATACCCCCAGGCGCATATGGATTTTTGTTACGACAATGGAGGAGAGGCATTGGCGCTCACCGATCATGGAAACATGAACGGGCTAGCGTATCAGGTTCTGCACGCCAAGAAGATGCAGGAAGAGGGCAAGGACTTCAAACCTATCTATGGTTGCGAAGCGTACTTCATCCCGTCGCTGGAAGAGTGGCGAGAGGAATACGAAAGAGCGATGGAAGATAAGAAGCGCGCCCGATCAATCAAAAAGGCCGACCAATCGGGCGCAACTGTTGAAGACGAAGGCAGCAGTAAGAAAGTTCAAGATATCCTTCGCCGGCGCCGCCACCTTGTTCTTCTCGCACAGAACCAGACAGGGCTCAACAACCTCTTTAAATTGGTGTCTGAGTCTTACCAGCCAGAAAACTTTTATCGCTATCCTCGCATTGATTACGCGCTATTAAAGAAGTACAACGAGGGCATCATCGCTGCCTCTGCGTGTCTCGGTGGCGTGTATGCTGGAAACTACTGGGAGAATCGCGAAGAAGGCGATGAGGCTGTGCTTAATGCGATGAGTGAGACGACTGAGAAGATGGTAGATATCTTTGGTGATCGCTGGTATGCCGAGATTCAATGGAATAATGTGGAGGATCAGCACAAGCTGAACCAATACATTATCCACACAGCACAGAAGCACAACGTTAAACTTCTGAGCACAGCCGATAGCCACTACCCCAATCCAGATGCGTGGAAAGATCGGGAACTATACACTCGCCTAGGCTGGCTAGGTAAGGGAGGTCTACCAGATTACATGGAGTCGGAGTTGCCCGAGGGCGTTGAAGAAGTGGGCTACGAGCTGTATCCCAAGAACGGCGACCAGATGTGGGAGAGCTATAAGAAGTATGCCTCCGAGGGCGGCTTTGAGTACGACGATGACTTGGTGCGCGAGAGTATCGAAGAGTCGCACCGTATCGCGTTTGACCGCATTGAAAAGTTCTTTCCAGACAACACGGTGCGTCTACCAAGTTTCGTGGTTCCAGCAGGCTACACGGCAACACAGGCGCTCGTTCAGTATGCGCTGGAGGGATTGAAGGAGCGACAGCTACACAAGAACCCTGAGTATGTTCAGCGACTTAAGCATGAACTAGATGTTATTGATGACCGAGGCTTCTCTAAGTATTTCTTAACGATGAAGTCTATCGCTGACGTGGCGTCCACAATGATGCTGACTGGTCCTGGGCGTGGTTCTGCGGCTGGTTCGCTGGTGGCCTATGCGCTGGGTATCACGCAGGTTGATCCTATCAAGTATGGGCTGCTGTTCTCCCGCTTCTTGCGGTCAGATGCTACAGACTACCCAGACATTGACTATGATGTGTCGGATAGTATGGCCCTGAAGGAGAAGCTGGTGGAGATGTGGGGTGCCGATTGCGTAGCGCCAATCTCTAACTGGAACACGCTTCAGCTGAGATCATTGATTAAAGATATCTCCAAGCTGTATGACATTCCATTTACCGATGCTAACCGAGTGACAGGCGTGATGATGCGCGAGGCCACCCCCGAGGCGAAGAAGAAGCACGGCATCAAGGCTGGTATCTATGCGCCCACGTGGGAAGAGGTGATGGAGTTCTCTCCTTCGCTACAAAGCTACCTCGCCAAGTATCCAGCAGTTAAGGCTCACGTTGAGGGACTTGTAGGTCAGGTGCGGTCGTGCTCACGTCACGCTGGTGGCGTGGTTATCGCAGAGAACCTAGACCAAAGTATGCCGCTGATTAACTCTGGTGGTGTGCGTCAAGCTCCCTGGGCAGAAGGCCAGAACGTCAGACACCTGGAGCCGATGGGGTTCATTAAGTTTGACTTGCTGGGCCTATCTACGTTAAAGATGATGGAAGGCGCAATCTATCACATTTTGCGCCGTCATCATGGCGTGGAAGAGCCGACGTTCGCACAGGTGCGAGACTACTACATGCAGTATCTCCATCCCGATGCGCTGGATCTAAATGATGAGGAGGTGTATCAAAACATTTTTCACCCAGGCCGTTGGGCTGGTGTCTTCCAGTTCACAGAGCACGGAGCACAGAACTTCTGTACGAAGGCAAAGCCGAACAGCATCATTGATATCTCGGCTATTACGTCCATCTTCCGCCCCGGTCCATTGTCGGCCGGCGTGGACGCAGACTATGTGGAAGCCAAGGAGCACCCGCAATACGTGTCGTATCTATCCGAGGATGCGCGAGAGATCACTGAGGAGACATTTGGCTTTTTGATTTTCCAAGAGCAGATTGCTCTGCTGGGTCACAAGCTGGGCGGTCTAACTCTTGACGAGGGTAACCTTTTGCGGAAGGTTTTGACGAAGAAGGGAACTGGAAAGAACAGCGTGAAAGGCAAGCTACACAAGAAGTTCATCACAGGATGTGTTGACAAGGGTATAGCCCGTGACGCTGCTCAAGATCTGTGGGACAAGTTTGAGTTCTTCTCAGGCTACGGCTTCAACAAGTCTCACGCAGTCAGCTATTCTATCATCTCGTTCCAGTGTGCGTGGTTGTTCAACTACTACCCGGCTGAGTGGATGGCGGCGTTCTTGGACAAAGAGCCCGAGAGCAGAAAGGAAAAGGCAATCAACATCGCCAAGAAGTATGGCTTCAAGATTGCGCCCCTGGACATCAACAAGTCAGGAAAGGTGTGGGAAATCAGCGACGATGGCAAGACACTCATCCAGCCGCTCACATCCATCAAGGGCCTGGGAGAGAAAGCTATCGAGCAAGTGCTCGACCATCGTCCGTTCACCAACGCAGAGGATCTGCTGTTCCGAGAGGAGATAGTATACAGTAAGTTAAACAAGAAGGCGCTTGATGCTCTCTGCCGTGGTGGCGCGCTGGATGGCATCGTAGATGATCGATTCACTGGCAGAAAACACTTTTGGTCTGCGTGTATCGTAGATCGCCCAAAAAATCCCAAGAGATTTTCTGAGAATTTGGAACTTTACCGCCCCGAGGGAGATTTCACCGAGGAAGAGATTATCCAGTTCAAGACTGACTTGACTGGCGTATTCCCGATTAACTTGGTCATCACGCCGGCTACAGTTCAGAGACTACAAGAGAAGTTTGTACCTCCCATCTCTGAGTTCGATCAGGAACTACAGGTGTGCTGGTTTATCCCGCGCAAGATTACTCCGAGAAAAACAAAGAACGGAAAGAACTATTGGATCGTCGAGGTTATCGACAGCAACAATGAACTCACCCGCATCCGGTGTTGGGGCGTCAAGCCCGAAAAGGATCGCATTCACTTGAACCGCCCATACATGGCTCGCTTAAAGTACGACGAGAACTGGGGCTTTTCAACCTACGCTGTAGGTAAAACATTCAGACTACTAGGATAAAAAATGAACATTATTTATACACCGAGCGCACTGCTCAAAGAAGTTAAGTTTAGAAGCGAGAGCTTGCCCGTCGTTATTCGCGTCAACAAGTTTGACGAGAAAGCTGCGCAGGAGTTTTCGAAGGATGTGGCAAGGGCCCAAAATACAGGCCAGCCAGTGCTCCCAGTTATTATTGATAGCTACGGCGGTCAGGTCTACAGCCTTATGTCTATGATTTCGGATATTGAGCATTCGCGTATCCCGGTTGCTACCATTGTCCAGGGAAAAGCAATGTCGTGCGGAGCTATCTTGTTTAGTTTCGGCGTTGATGGTATGCGATATATGGATCCCGACGCTACCGTTATGATCCACGATGTGAGTTCAATGGGCTGGGGAAAGGTCGAAGAGATCAAAGCCGATGCAAAAGAAGTCGAGAGATTAAATCAGAAGATTTATCGGATGATGGCTAAGAATTGTGGCCACCATGAAGAGTACTTTCTTGATATTGTTCACGAAAAGGGGCATGCCGATTGGTTTTTGGATGCCAAAGAGGCCAAGCGCCACAAGCTAGCCAACAAGCTTAAGGTGCCTGAAATGAAGATTGGAGTTAAAGTAGAGTTTGAGTTCAAGTAGCCCGCGCTAATTATAGTGGAGGGTGTGATGTGTCGCTGTACAAGAAGCTTAAGTGGAAAAAAGCCGTTAACGAATTTAAATTTGTAACCGAAGAGCTAAAGCTCGTTAAAAGCATCGGCCGCTCTGCCGCACCTGATTTTCAAGAGCACTATGAGAAATATTTAAAGTCTAAAGCGCTCGACTTACACCAATTAAACAAGGAAAACAAAAAGCGCATTAAGTCTCAGCAATGCGCCGGTTCACCGCAAGAAGCTTCAGCGCCACCCCGCAAAATTAGCACATGTACAGATTTAATAGTATATACGGGTGGGTATTCCGAAGAAGAAATAGAAGAGACAGAAGCTGATTATACTGTCTCTCAAGATGATATTGAGCTTCACGAAGCTTTCGCTAAGTTATTTAAAAAAATCGCTATGGAAACTCATCCAGACAAGTTAAACATTTATGACTATGATTTTTTAGAGCGCCAAGAGCGCACCCGAGATTTTAATGACGCGAACGGGGCACTGGGAGAAAAGCAGTATTTCACCTTAATTGAAATTGCGGAAAAGTACGAGATAGCCATCCCGCGAAATTATGGCCAACAGAGCCGATGGATGAAGCGGGAGATTAAAAAAATAAAACACCAAATCAACCAAGAAAAGCAAACCTACAACTATATTTTTTCGGAAGCTGAAACCGATGAAGAGCGAACCAAAATCATTCAAGATTTTACGCAACAAATGTTTGGTAGAAGATTATAAAAAACCGTTGACAAACAGATCTCAGTTTGTTACAATAATAAAGTATCCAAGGAGGGAAAATGGCTACAACTAATGAAGAGAGAAAGCGCTATGTCAAGGAATATATTCGTTCTTTGAAGGCGATTGAAGATTGTATCGAGCCGTATAAGGAGCAAAAGCGAGAGCTACGTTCCGAGTTCCGTGAGAACGGATGGCTCAATACTGACGAGATCCGAGCCGCTGTCAAGGCATATCGCCTTTATAAGGGCAAGGTAAACATCGATGAGGTTGTTGAAAATTTCAACATGATCTCAGGAGGAGACGAAGAGTGATCATCGAGTACACCAAGACGCGAGACAGCGCACATAGCCCGCAGCGTGCGAACCCATCGGACGCTGGGCTAGATGTGTTCTACTCTGCGACAGAGCCGCAAGAGATTATTGCGGTTCATCCCAACACCAGTATGCTAGTGCCAACTGGCTTGCGCTTTGGTGTGCCTCACGGCTATATGCTTGAGGTAAAGAATCGTTCAAGCGTGGCGGCTAAGTTAAACTTGGTGGTTGGCGCTTGTGTGATTGACTCGGGCTACGATGGAGAAGTATTCATCAATGTCCACAACATTGGACGCGATACTCGCGTCATTCAAGACGGCGACAAGATCGCACAATTGGTAATGATGCCAGTTGTCCACTTTCAGCCGCAAGAAAACACAGAGGGTACGTTATATGATTACCCCAAAACAATTAGCAACAGGGGCACAGGAGCCCTCGGGAGCACAGATAATGCGTAAGGTATTTAAGCATTTTATGAAAATGCCCTATTATGAAAATTGTGCAGCTGCTAGCGGCGCCGTTCATAATATAACCAAACATGAAGATGCCGTAGAAGATGTTTTGCGTCAACATGGATTGACTTGCGTTAAAGATCATGTAACCAAGGGCTTTACGAAAACTAGAGACGCATGGCTGAAGGATCCATCCTTGTGTACGATGGCCGATGACACTTATATTTCCCAGCCGTGCGGCACTCACAATAGTCCTGATTTTATTGTAAAATCCGGTGGTAAGGTTTACTTCTTGGAATGTAAGAGCGCGAAGGGAGGCACTCCCATGTTCAATAGTGGTGTTCCTAAATCGGAATATCTATATATCTTTTGTAGCGAAAAGCATAATAGCACCACGATGTTTTGGGGTGGAGATGTGTTAAGCGCCAAGGAGGTGCGCCTTATTGAGGAGCGTATCCGCCAGTCTCGTAAAGATGATGAAATTCTTAACCGCAAGCTAGGGCGCAATTTGTACGGCCTGACTTACTACACACGACCTATGATACAGCACAAAGGCGGCCGCCTGATTAACGATTACTTTCTCAATCCCGAAAGAAAGCGGATAGAACAACGAGCGCTCGATGCGGCATAAAATTCTAAATGGTGACTGCTTAGATATCTTACGCGAGCTAAAGGATAATGCCGTCGATAGCTGTATAACCGATCCGCCTTATGGAATGGGCATGGAGCACTGGGATCATTCTGTTCCGTCCGTTGAAATTTGGCGAGAAGTCTTAAGGGTACTAAAGCCGGGAGCATTCTGTTTGAGCTTTTGTAGTCCACAGCTTTATCACCGTATGGCAACTGCTGTGGAAGACGCAGGATTTGATATCAGAGATCAAATCATGTGGATGGTGACTACAAAGATGCCCAAGAAGAATCGCCTTAAACCTGCGCATGAACCCATTGTAGTGGCCCAAAAACCTTTTAAGGGAAGCATTCAGCAGAATTTTGATGAGTGGGGAGTCGGCGCCATCGATGTCTTAAATACCCGTGTGCCGTGGGATGGGAAACCTCCTACTGGGTGGGTTAAAGATGGCCACAAGCGCCGCACTTTTGGCAAAGACGGCAAAACAACTGGCACACAGAAAGAGTTCGGCAAAGTGGACGCAAACCCAGACGGGCGATATCCTTCTAATATTATAGGAGAAGTAATGCCTCCGCACCAGAAATACTTTTATGCCCCTCGCGTGACTCGGAAAGAGCGAGGAGAGTATAATGATCACCCCACACCCAAGCCTATTGCGCTGATGGCGTATTTGTCTAAAATCTATTGTCCTCCCGATCGGCTCGTTTTAGATCCTTTTTGCGGAAGCGCATCCACAGGCTTGGGCGCCCTGAAGGAGGGCCGTAGATTCCTGGGTATCGAGAGGGAGGAGAAGTACGTAAGCATTTCCGAGAAAAGAATTCAACAATACATTAACGAGGATATAAATGAATAAAGAAACACAAAAAACAATGTTTAGCTCAAAGACAGGCGAGTGGGCAACCCCTCAAGAGTTCTTTGATAAGTTGAACTGGCGATTCGGCCCATTTGATTTGGATCCGTGCGCCAACCCACACAACACCAAGTGCGCTAATTTCTACACAGAAGCAGAGGACGGACTGTCTAAGGATTGGACCGGTCACACCACATTTGTTAACCCTCCATACGGAAGAGGTATTGACAAGTGGATTCAGAAAGGCTATAATACTGCTAAGGATGGAGTTTCCAAGGTGGTTATGCTTATCCCAGCTCGCACTGACACAAAGTATTGGCACAGCTATGTGATGAAGGCCTCAGAGGTCTATTTCCTCAAGGGCCGGCTAAAGTTTGGCGATAGCGTAAACAGCGCACCCTTCCCGTCAGCCATTGTGGTTTTTGATGGCATGAACAAGCAACAGATATTCGGAACGATGAACAGATAAGGAGAAACAAATGTCAGTTGAAAGATTTAATTCTGCTATAATGCAGCTTAGAGGAAAAGCCCTTGAGGTTTATGGGCTTATAAAAGATATACATCGACGCCCCGCCGAAGAAGGCGATGTTGATAAGATTATGAACCTATCGGTAAAACTAGCCCAGCTTGAAGGAGGCCTTGTAACATTAGAGCAATATGCTCCCGAGATAATGAAACAGGTGGCCGAAGAGTCCCCAGCCCCAGAAGCTGAGGTAGAAGAGGAGCCCCCTTCTAAAGAAACAATAGGTCATGAAGAACTAATGAAGCGTTCCTCGACTTATAGAAAGTCAGTAGAACAACAGGAAGCCCGGGAGGCTTCCAAAAAGAAGACAAAATCATGAACCGCAAGCAGCGCCGCGCCATGGAGAAGAAAATGGGTAAAGAAAACTCGCAAAAACTTGCCGAAAAAATTTTCCAGTTCGAACAGTTGCCAGATGAGTGCTTGGCGTGCTTAAAGCCTTTCGACAAGCAGAGCAAGGAAATGGCGATGACTTGGAATGTAGTAGTGAAGGATGAAAATACCGTTCGTTTGTATTGTCCCGAATGTTGGGACACAGCAAAGAACATAATTAAAGATTTTAAGGAGAGAATAACCAATGAAGATTCAAAGACTATCACATAACGCTTTTGAGAAAATTATCGATGGAGACTTGACTAACGAAGCAGATTGCGTAATAAAATTTTATTCCAATTCGTGTCACTTATGTCGTGGGCTCAAAAAGCCGTATGAAGAGATTGCCGAAGAGCTATCTGACGAAGGCCTTCATTTTTTTGCTTTTAATATAGATGACTATGCTCATTTTGAAAGGCTTGGGGTCAACGGTGTGCCTTCTATTGCCTTTGTAAAGGTAAGGTCGCGTAACGCGGAGATGACACTTCTATCGGATCCAGACCCGACCAAGGCGGATAAAGAAAGTTGGTACCACCGCGATGACATAGTTAAGTTTATCCAGGATAACATCCAATGATAAAAAATACTTATTCATATGACGATGTGTTATTGAAGCCGCAATATTCAGACATTAGAAGCCGGTCCGAAATTGATATAGGTGTAGATTTAGGAAAGGGCGTCATACTTCAGCTACCTATTTTGGCTTCGCCAATGGACACGATATCCGAAGGCGCCATGGGCACCGCGATGGGCAAAGCAGGCGCCAGCGCAATTATTCATCGATACAACACCATTCAAGAGCAAATGAATGAGATCAATAGAGTAGAGTCTCCTCGTATCATCGGCGCCGCGATTGGCATCTCTGGCGACTATTTGGAGCGCGCCAGCGCGCTAGCGGATTATGGCGCCGACTTCTTGTGCGTGGATGTGGCTCATGGTCATCATGTAATGATGAAAGAGGCTCTTTATGAGCTAAGGAGGCTGTTTGGCGATGACTATCATATTATGGCCGGAAATGTCGCAACGCTTGAGGGCATCAACGATCTCGCTGATTGGGGGGCCGATAGTGTTCGGTGTAATATTGGCGGTGGCTCTATTTGTTCCACGCGAATACAGACCGGTCATGGCTTACCCGGCCTCCAGACCATTATCGAATGTGCTAAGACAGATAGGGACGTTAAAATTATCGCTGATGGAGGCATCAAGAACTCTGGTGATATGGTTAAGGCACTGGCCGCAGGGGCAGACGCGGTAATGGTAGGCTCTTTGCTTGCGGGAACCACTGAGGCGCCTGGAGAAATTTTTATGGATGCGAAGGGGACACGATGGAAAACCTATCGGGGAATGGCCTCTAAGGAGGCGCAAGTAGAATGGCGCGGCAAATATTCATCGTTTGAGGGCGTGGCCACCCGCGTTCCGCACCGCGGCCCTGTAGAGCTAATTCTTGAAGACCTGGAGAAGGGCATAAGATCGGGATTCTCATATAGCGGCGCGCGCAACTTGCGAGAGCTTCAAGCGAAAGCTCAGTTCGTTTGCCAGACCACATCTGGCTTATCAGAGAGTCGCACCCATATCAATACGAGGAATTGGTAATGTCTGAAGACGTAGCCAATCCTCATTTGGATAAGAAGGTTGCGTTTGTTGAGAACACGCACCAACACGCCAAACTTATCTTAAAGTTGCGTCACGATGGTGTAACACAATCAAAGTTCTTTCGCGCTATCATCGCCGGCTATCTAGATGGTGATGAACGCATACAAAGCTACATTGACGATATGAAGCCGCAGAACAAAAAGAAGAAAGCAAAATCAAAGCAGTTGAGAGACAAAGGAAAGCAGAAAATGGAAGATTTTGGATTGAACGATGGAGAGATAGAAAATATATTCGATCTCATTGAAGAGGAGCACCCCGAGTTATGAAACAAGTTGATGGTTTGCGCGCCTGCGCACGTAAATGTATGAGGAGAAAGAAGCAGTGTAAAGATACCGAATGTCGACTCTGGCAAGATTATCCCGAGGAATATAATTGTACTTTAGTTTCAGTATACGAGCACGGACCAATGACTTTACGAGAAGTGGCAGAGCGGGAGCATCTATCATTCGCGAGAATTAAACAAATAGAAACCAAAGCATTAAAAAAACTCAAGTCTCTTAATTTAATAGGTTGTTTTCGATTTTAGTGCTATTATGGAAAGATGTTACTATTTATTTTTGAGTTTATGTCATTAAACAAGGAGATTTACAATGGCTCGTAAGAAATTACTAACAGAAGGCGAGATTCGCCAATTTATGAAGCTCGCTAACTTGCGACCAATTAGTAAGGTGCGCCTTAGCGAAATGGGTGATCACTACCCTGGACTGCGCGATGAAGAAGAAGACGAGGAGATGGCCCTCGATGTTGGCGACGAAGAGATGGCCATGGACGATGAAGAGGTTGCCTTGGATGATGACGAGATGGCCATGGACGATGAAATGGCTCTCGATGACGAAGAGATGGATATGGGCGCCGAAGGCGGCGTTGATCCAGAGAAAGAGCAGATGCTTGCGGATGTTGTGATGGCTGTCGCAGACGCTCTTGGGATCTCCGATCAGGTTGACGTCGAGAGCGCTCCTGCTGAAGATGAAGAAGAAGTAGAGATGGATGCCGAGGTAGAGCTGGGCCCCGAAGGTGGCGAAGAGATGATGATGAGCGTGGAAGACGAGGAAGAGGTTCCTGGCATGCGCGACACGTATCAGGAGAACTTAGTTGCTGAAATTGTTCGCAGACTACGCGAGAAGAAGAAAGATTGGGGTCACGGCAAACATGAGTTCAAGCGTTCCGAGGATGCTGAAGGTCACGAGTCTAAGACAGGCGAAGGCCCAGAAGGCCACTATAAGGACTATGAAGGTCCAGAAGGTGGCAATAAGGGCGATAAGTCCAAGACGCATCCGGGAAAAGAAGACTACGAGAAGAAAGATGAGTCTGTTGATTCTCAGGACGCGATCGTTAACGAGGTTGCCAAGCGTGTCGCCGCCCGCCTCCAGGCAGAGAGCCGCAAGGAGCAAATGGTCGATCAGCTAGCTGAACGTATCATGAAAAGACTTACAAAGTAATTGACATTTCGACAGGAATATGTTACATTAACCACTGATAACCTCAGTGGTTAATTTTTTGGAGGACACATGGGCCCGTGGTGGTTGTATTTGCTGGTTTTTATATTTGGGTACCTCACTCATAAAACGTTTTATTTTATTGTTTCTACTAAGATTAGTATTGGGATAGTGAGAATTTCTCAGTTGGTAGGGCTTATGGTTTTGGCGAGATCGATGGAAAACTTTTATCATTCCCACACCGCCCGAGTGCGGCAGATGAGAGAACAAGATGAGAGTGAAAAAAACATCCGAGATTTAAAGCGCTCTTTTAATATGGAGATCTCTAATTATAGAAACAAGGCAATTGAAGAGATGCTTAATCTCCATCCTAAATTTTATAACCCTATCGTAGATTTTGATAATTGGAAATCGGCAATGGAATATTTGGAAAATAATAAACAATATGTTCTCCAGCTTTTAAATCAGGACACAGATGATAAAAAAACTTCTTGATAAATTGACGACCGATGACAGCAAGCAGATCGTATTGCTCGATCCTAGTGCTCTGGGAGGAGAATCCCCTGAGCCTGATTTGCGCATCATCGGAATGTTTTGCGATGTTCATGAAGAAAAGGTGGCCGAAGTTATTCACGCCATGCTTTATCTCAATGAGATGAACAAGATACAGAAGAAAGAAGAAAACAAGCGCCCTATTGAATTTTACCTCTCCACCTATGGAGGAAGCGCTGACGACATGTTTGCGCTCTATGATATAATGCGCACTATTCGCCAAGACACCGAGATTCACACGCTGGGCCTAGGCAAGGTTATGTCTGCGGGTGTGCTGTTATTGGCTGCTGGAACGAAAGGCCAACGCCGCATAGCAAAGAACTGCCGCGTGATGATCCACTCGGTGGCGGCAGGAAACCACGGAAACCTTCAGGACTTAACCAATGAGCTGGAGGCCATTTCCGATTTACAGGAAATGTACACGAATGCTTTATCGGCAGAGACCAATATGACTCCAGCGGATATAAAAGATATGTTAAATCGCAATGTTAACGTCTATTTATCTGCAACAGAAGCAGTTAAACTTGGAATTGCCGATATCATTGTTTAGGAAATAAAATGTCAGACTTACGAGAAATTTTGAGAGAGGAATACATCAAGCAAGTTAATCAGCTTGATGTGAGAGTGTTGATGGGAATGATCGAGGAAGTTCTCGATTCGCCATTGGTTATTGCCGAAGACAGTGTGCCCACAGTCGATAATATGTCTGATGAAGAGGCACTAGAAATGAGCCTCAAAATGATACCTAACATTGAGGTGTCCGAGATTGGCTGGTCTGATGTTCGAACGGTTAAGAAAGGCGAAGAAGAACAAACTGTTAGTGGCCCCCAGAGAGCGCTGCTGGAAGACTATCTTGAAAATATTCAAGGAGCCACATTTGAAGAGCGTATCAACAATGTGTCGCGGTTTTATGAGAACGGAACGGGCATCATCGCTGAATCAGGAGCCTCAGACAGAGCCCAGAAGATCACCCAGGCTATTTCCTACCTTGTGTTTTATAAAACACTCACCAAGGTTATTACAAACTTTAATGCGTCTTCGGCGGGTTTTAGTTTTGAATCATTTTTATCGGCACTGTGTCGTGGCCAGCAGATTCCGCCCGGCAACAACACGATCGCTGATTATACCGACAACCTGAGCGGTCCTGGAATTCCAGTCAGCCTAAAGTTGTACCGCGAAGGTGGCTTGGAAGTGGGCGGAAGCTATACGGATTTAGTGAACGATCTTGTCGATCCCGACAATCCCCAGGCTATCGGAGGGGGAATGCGATATGTTGTATGTACCAAAGATCTCACGGGAGAGAGCCTAGAGCAAGAAGGCGAGATTAAATTTTGGCAGTTCGACTTCACGCTTGGGAATGTGATGTGGATTTTGGTGAACTCCAAACAAGTGTCCGCCGAGTGTATTCGCATCCCTCAAGCAGTTGTGAGCAAGATCACCGGCAAAGGCGCCGAAGCATCGGATGAGCAATATGAGAATATCCTAGGTCTCCCGAGTAAAACCGTTATGCCTAGCGCCCAGGAAATTTACACTGATGTGTACATTCCTAAATTGAAGCGCCACTTGGCCATGTTGCGCTCCGGTCAAGCCGAATCCAGGACAGGCTCCAAGGGGCTGTTAAATTACGTTTTGCGCAGCGACTTAGAGTTTGATGATATGCTCAGTCAACTTAATTGGGACACTAACGATCCATTGTTTGGTGATTATATCATAGTAATTCCGCATAAGAAAGGAGAGGAGCCGGAATTAGATCCCGTCACTGGAAAGCCCGTAAAACAAAGAGAAAACAAGGGCAAGGTTAGAGGATTTTCGTCCATGGACTATTACGCGACCAATGATTGGGCCAAAGACTGGGCAGAATCATATTGGAAAACAATCGAAAAGGATCCTCAGAAGAACCCAGATCTGTATAAGTTGCTTTATTATAAGCCGGGGACTGATAAGCCAATGACAGACCGCCAGCGAAAGGCCTTCTTAGATAACTTGGCCTATGATTTATCAGCGGTACTCCGAAGCGCCAACAATGCGAAGCGCACGTGGGGAAAGAATGAGAAGAAGGATGATAACTATGATGCGCGCATGGATGATGAGAATGGCGTGCTGGGTGTTTTTCGGGCTTCTGAGATTGATAACGAGCGCAAGGCCATGATTAAAGCGGTCCTAGAGACCGAAGGAGGTTTTTTGTCTCCTGAAGCTTCCGCGAAGTTTTATGGGAGCCAAGATGACAAATATAAAAAGATTATTTTAAAACATACTCTTGGTTACTTAACTACTATGCATTTCTCTCTTAACCAGACGCAGGCCACAGACAGCGCTCCCCCCGGCGAAGTCAAGTACGATAAAGATGATACCACAGGAGAAGACATCAAAGTACAAGGCGGTACCGGCGCGGACTATTTGGGCGAGATTAAAGTTGGCGCAAAGTATGTGGTCGGAATGTTAGATGCTGTAAGAGAGATTCTTAATGGTGAAATTCGTGAGATTTTTGATTCGCTAAAAAAACTTTCTGATAATCTGAATAAGTTTTTCGCCGGCGGATTGAAGAAAGATGGCCTCGCTCGACTTGCGGTTAGCAACGCAAACAATATTATCAGTAAGGAAATACTTGATCGCCCAGACTCACAGTCGACCCCGCCTGCCGTTGGCCGCCCCCAAGCCATGGGAGGCGCCCAGGTCCGCGGCGACACTTTTAATGAAGGCAAAAAGAAAACCAACAAATAGCCTTGACAAAAAAGTGTCGAGGTATTATAATATAAACTAACCATGAGGGAACAATGAGCAGAGCTTATGATGACAATCAAACTCTACAACAGAAGATTATTAAGGGCGCCAACGTACTAGCAGACAACGTAGCATCAACACTTGGACCGAAAGGTCGCAATGTTCTGCTTAAAGAAAAAGACAAGCAACCATTTATTACCAAGGACGGTGTGACAGTCGCAGCGTTCGTAGCACTAGAGGATCCATTTGAAAATGCGGGCGCCCAAATCTTACGTCAAGCGGCTATTGAAACTAATAATGAGGCCGGCGATGGAACAACAACGTCAACAGTGCTTGCGCGAGCTATCTTGCGCGAATCCCAACGATTTATCGCGTCAGGCGTATCTCCTATCGAGCTACAACGTGGCATCGATCTGGCTGTTAGGGAAGTGGTATTGAACTTAGAAGAACTCTCACAGCCAGTTAAGAGTGTCTCAGATATACAACATGTGGCTACCATTTCGGCCAATAACGATCCAACCATTGGAAAACTGATTGGCACTGCTGTAGATAAAGTAGGCCAGGATGGCTCTATTACGATCGAAGAGTCTCGCTCGATTGAAACTTCTCTCGATTTGACGGAAGGGTTCCGCTTTGATGCGGGATTTTGCGCAGGAGCTTTTGTCACGGATGAGCGCCGTGGGATAATGAGATACGAAGAGCCTTTATTTATGGTGACAGATCATAAGATTTCTAATGTTGAATCTATCTTGCCCGTTTTGGAGATGATTGCTCGCGAAAATCGACCTTTAGTAGTGATAGCTGAAGATATCGAAGGACAAGCATTGGCGGCAATGATTATGAACGCCATGCGTGGAACTTTAAAGATTGCTGCAATCAAGGCGCCTTTCTATGGCGAAGAACGACGAAATATTCTAGGAGATGTGGCGCTTTCTGTAGGGGCAACATTTATTACGCGAGAGAGCGGCACGAAACTGTCGGAGGTCCAGTTAACTGATTTGGGAACTGCGGAGTTTATCGAGAGCAATAAATATGTTTCGACTATTGTAGGAGGGGCCGCAGATTATGAAGATATTGAAGCAAAAATTGGTTCGCTGAAGCAACTGATTAAAGACACTGATTCGATGACAGAATGTAGTCGTATCCAAGAGCGAGTTGTGCGCCTTTCATCCGGGGTAGCAGTTATTCGAGTGGGCGGCGCTACCGAAGTTGAGATGACCGAGAAAAAACATCGTATCGAAGACGCGCTAGAAGCGGTCCGATCTGCCCAGCAAGAAGGCATCGTGTGCGGTGGTGGCGCCGCTCTTCTTTTGGCTTCTCAAAAGATAGCTATCACCGCTGAGCACGATGAGCAGGCCTACGGCGCCGCCGTTATCAGAGAGGCATGCCGAGCCCCTTTGCGCCAGATGGCGCTAAATGCTAATGAGTCTCCTGACATAATAATCGAGAAAGTCTTGGAGGCTGATCTTAATTATGGCTGGAATTTTAGAAGCGGAGAGATAGTTGATCTATTTAAAAGTGGAATTATCGATCCCGTTAAAGTTACCCGAACAGCGTTGCAAAATGCGGCTAGCTGCGCAGGCACTTTAATTACCACTAATTATGGGATCATACAAACGGAGTAAATATATGACAAAGAACATGAACAAGGGGGATTTAGTGTGGATTCCTCAACATACACGGTTACATTGGCTTCGCGAAGACAGCGACAAGAGATACCTGATCACCGATGCTCCTCGCACAGCCGTTATTTGCGATGAAGGCGAGAAAAGTTATGATGTTTTTATGGATGGAAATGTTTGGACAGTAAACAAAATGCTTACCTATCATGTGGAAGGTGAATATGCTGGTTAAACTTACAGAGGTGTGTAATAATGGCGCCGTCACCACCAACAAGATGTACTCACTGAGAGAGGTATTTGTTAATCCCGAGCATGTAGTGATGATACGAGAAGAGAGACGAATGAAAGAATTAAATGAGAATGGAAAGGTGGCGGCCGGCCTTGATGCTGCCCATCAATTTTCCAAATTGACAATCAACAGAGGCCAAGCCGGCACAGAAATTATAGTGGTAGGCGCCCCCGAAGTTATTGAAACAACCTTAAAGAACAACAAGCAGCTACTGCGAGGATGAAATGACAGAAAGAGTAAGAATAAACTACACGATTCCAATGGAAGAGTTGCCGCAAGAAATTGGTCGTCTTTTAGTACAGACTAGTGCCAATATTCAACAGTTAGATACGGAAGGGTTCCTATCTTGCCCGGTGTTGTCGGTGACCACCTTGAAAGAGGTAAGTGCTTTGCGCGCCTCTTTATATGATATAGATTGCCAATTACGCGATGTGGAAATGCTCATCGGATCTTACATGCAGCATTTGACAAGGCCTCCAGAGTCAGATAATTCTCAAGCCCAAGCGTTGTCCGATGCCGAGGGCGCCCTAAAAAATATTCAAAGCATGATACGCCCTCTCGCGTCTGCGGAAGATAGCAGCGATGAAGAGCCCTCTTAGAGATCTCCGGTTTAAGAACCTGTCGATAGCTACCCTCAAAAAATTGATTCCCACCGACGCCACCATAGAAAGTTATGGGTTGTTTGCTGGCGTAACGGAAATTGCGCTGGCGGTAGGGGGGCGTAACATTACTGCTTTCACCAATCAGCCGGTGATTTGGGAATTTTGGGACTTTGTAAGCCGAAATCCAGAGCGCTTACACGATCTCTTGACGCACAAGTCGTTTCGATTTTACGGAATTGGAGAGTTTATGGTACTTCAGGATCGCCTTCATACTTTTGAAGGGCAAGATATGCGGTCAGCGCTTTTCTTTCTTCTTAACAGGTGCTCTTCAGATGGTCGTCTGTCGGCTGGTGAATTTGAGCCAAGCCTTTATAATAAACTATCTCTTCATTACTTGAAAGCGTTCAAGAAGCCCCCTTCTTTGACTATAGGCTCTCACACCACAACCATAGAAGAACAGGCTCGCCAACCCACGGGCGTTGATTATATTGTGATGCCTAATTTAATCTTTAGTTACAATTTATTTGAAGAAGGCAAAAACATTAGTTATGATAGCTACTCGTATCAACATAGCGAGCTAAAAGAGCAGCTACGTGACGAGAAAAGCAAAATTGCTTTGGTTTACAATCATCATCCGGCGCTCTTAAAATTTTATGATGAGTTCAACATTCGTTTAATAGACAAGTATGGAAGACCGAGCGCCAATAAACAAGATTACGAGGAAGCCATTGTCACAAACTTCTAGTGCCTTACTTTTTGCATGCTGCTTGTTCATCCTTGGGCAAACGCTAGCGTGGTTTCAAAACAATAGCCAGTTCGTGTGGGAATGGTGGCAAGATCGCCCGCTATTAGCTGTGGGGCTCTTCTCTTTTCCGGTTGGGCTTTGCTTTTGGTTTGGCATCAAGATAGCGTATGAGGCGATGGGCGGTGTTGTATGGGGCCCTCGTTTTTTAATCTTTGCCTTATCGTATTTAACTTTTCCGCTATTAACGTGGCACTTTTTAGGCGAGAGCATGTTGACGCCAAAGACGCTAGTGTGTGTATTTTTGTCGTTCTTAATCATCGCCGTTCAACTTTTTTGGAGATAACATGAGACGAATAGAGAAGCCTTGGGGCTATGAAATAATTTGGGCCGAGACCCCGCATTATGTTGGCAAGTTGCTACACATTAATGTTGGAAATCGCCTATCGAAGCAATACCACCAACAGAAAGAAGAAACAGTATATGTTCTGAAGGGTGTTTTGTATAATTATGATCAGGATGACAAGATTCAGCGCATTATGCCCGGTCAGTCGCTACATATTTATCCGCACCAGATTCATCGCTTTGGTGCGGCCGAAGAGGATGTTGAGCTGATGGAGGTTAGCACCAATCACCTGGATGATGTGGTAAGACTTGAGGACGATTATGATAGATAATCCAAAATAGTAAACTATTTATAATGTTGAGGTTTATTTATGGGTTATTCAAGTGATAAATGGTTTAGATACCTTAAAGAAAATGTAAGATTAGACGAGGGAGTCCGAGACATTGGGCTTACCGAAATGATCGCTGACTTTATTGAGTCTGCGTTAAACGATGCGCCCGAGAGCGCAAAGACGTGGATGGGGCACATGTGGAAGCGAACGCATCTCCACCAGTATATGACCCGCATACAAATGCAGCGCCTTCGCTTTGAGACGATGGAGCCGCTCCTGTCGGCTCTTGACTATTACACAGCCGGCACGAAGCCAGACGATCTACCTTTAGATGAGCCCACCCCAGACGTTCAGTTTGAGAGCATCCTTAAAGAAGGTGTAGAGTGGAGCACTGAGAAAGCCGATCGCACCAAGCAAATACTCAAGAACATCAACCGAACCATTAAAGATGAGTCTCTGGGCAAGTGGCCGAGAGCCTTCAAGAAGGCTGTAAAAAACCTTAGCAAGCTGGGGCTCAAGAGCGAAGTGGTCGAGTTTGTTCAAGAGGTGCTACAGAACACAGAAGATCGCGCGTGGAAAGCATTTGAGACACGCTTCCGTGATACCTTCACGTTCTTAAATCTACATCCAGACAACATCAGAGTTATTAACGAGTATAAACTCATGATTGGTGCTGATGAAAAAGCCGAAGCAGAACTATCAGAGATGGAAGATCCCGATCAGATCCTTCACAAGTTTGATGATGGCTCGTATTGGTATGATTTACAGGCAGGTTCGTGCGACATTGAAGGTGAGCGAATGGGGCACTGCGGTGCTGGGCAGAGCGGCGGCAACCTTTACTCTCTCCGCAAGCCCGAAGGCAAGCGCGGCAAGTCTAAGTCGTTCGTGACGCTTGAGTCAGATGGCGAGACTGTCTACCAAATCAAAGGCAGAGGCAACAGCGCACCACCCGAAGCTATGTGGAATCACATCGTATGGTTCATAGACAATATGGGTATCGACACTGTAGAAGAGAAAGGCGAATATTCTGACGCACCCGAAGACTTTGAGTACATGAATGACTATCTTGAGAGCCAGACCAACGCCAGCTTTGCCGGCAATCGCCAAGCCCGCGTAGATGAGCTTGAGAACGAGCTTCAAAATCTTGGCTATGAGATGGATGGCTTAGAGCGCAGCGAAGTGTATTTTGAGATTGATGATTATGGCGAAGACGAGAACAAAATCTATGTTAATGCGACGGTAGAAGCCATTATGGAAATCGATCTTGGTTGGCCAATGTTCTTTGAAACCAAAGGCGGCTACATCGCGATGGATAAACAAGGCAACCCAATCACTGGCTTGCAAATGATCCCGACAACTTATAGCAAGCAAAACGAGTTTGTGAAAGATGTTGGTATTGATGCTGTGGCTGACGAACTTCCTGGCGAACTTGTTGATATTGAACTTGAGTTTAGGATGCTACAGGGCGAAGTGCCTGATGATTGGGATGGAGACGAAGAGTATCCTGAGACAGCACACCTAATCGTGACCATCAGAACGTCAGAAACCTTTGAAGACGAAGAACGACAAGGCGGCTCTAGCGCGGCTTATGAGTGCTCAAACTTCCAACAAACTGTGCAAGATGACTTCGATGAAGAAGACAAGTATAAAGAACACGTCAGATCTATCCAGGCAGAGCTTCAAGCTGAAGAGTATATGAAGCAGAACGCATACGTTAAAGATATGGGCAAGCTCCAACAGATCAACGATCTTAAACATTGGAGCGTTTACGTTGATAGTTCCGACGCCAAACTTACATTCATCGATGAGAAGAATGATGGCAACGTCGGCAACAAGCTGCCCACAGGATTAGCAATGCCCACCGAGGTAATGATTTATCGGACGGCCCCCGAGCGCGCGGATACCAATAGCGTCATAATGGCGATGTTTCCAAACTACCGCACAAGGGGCACCGAAGTTCGCGGTCCATCGTTGAACGCGCAGATGGCAACTCGCCTTAACGATGCTTATGGTTCAGCACAGCGATCAAAGATGGCTGCGTCTGGACAAGAGGAGTTTGACTTTGGACCTCAATACGAAGCGAAGCCTGCGATGGAGCTTGCGAAAGACATAGAGTTGGTTATTTATCCGAGGGTTAGATACGATGTTAGAGAGCCCAATCGCGTCCCGACCCTTTCGTTTGACTTCTTCTTTCAAATCCGCGTTGGCTTTGATGATGATGTGGAGGAGATCGATCGCGTGCTGGCTATGGCTAAACACGTCAACGACAATCCAGGCATCGTGCGCGAGGCTGTGCGAGACATTATCGCAGTGCCGATGAGCGAGCTAAACGATGCTGTGCAGGCTAAAAAATCAAGGATACTAAACCCTAACACAGCGGTTAGCTATTACAACGAGATGAATAGTAGGTTTGGCGCCCGCGCTGATGCCGGCAACGATGACGATGAGCGCCGTATGCTTATTGCGATGTGGATCCGCGACAACTACGCACAGATGGATGAAATTGAGAAGTTCGTGGCTTACTTTAAATACATTGGACCGATGCTGGGTGATGGTGGTCAAGTCTTCCGCATCTTTGGAAACAACGCAGCAATCAATCCCGACACAGGCGAGCCGCGTGTTTGGTGGGATCTAGTCCAGAACGAACGCCAGCGCCGTGGTGTTGGGTTGGCCGATAGTTCGCCAGTCAACGAGAGCGTTGAAGATCAAATCGCAAGAATAGACGCACTGCTAAACGAAAAAGAGTCACCGATTGACTTGCGGATTTACACTATGCAAATTGGGTGTTCTGTGAACAACGATCTGGGCGGCGCAGAAATGGAGATTGAGACTCAGATTCGTGGTATTCCGGGGGTGACAACGGTCAAGTCTGTGCCTGAGATGAAGCGTCCTCTTACCCCACAAGCAGACTATAATGTATTTGAAATCAAGTTTGAGATACTTGGCGCAAAAAACAGAGTTGAGTTTAGAGATGATGTTATTTTTCCCGAATTGCGATTAGTACCGGGTGTCAACCTTGTGGACTGGAGCCCTATTCATCGAACCAATGTACGTGGTACGATCCGCACAGTACGCGAAAGCTATGGCGGGTGGCAAGTAGGCAATTTTGGAGGGCTAGCCGGAATGCTAGGAAATACTGGGCGCCCCGACTCCGCACCGCTTCCAACTCCACGCCCAGCGCTTCAGAAAATGATTGATGATTGGTCGGAGGGTGGCGTCCAACTTTATGACACTCCCATGAATACTACGGATATGCGGTATTCGGTAATGATGCCAGTGGAAGAGCTAGCGCCCCTCACGAACTCTTCCTATCGCGGAGATATGAATGATTTTCAAGGGCGTTATCACCATTTCATTAAGGATGGCGCTCAAAACCCTGTTTACTTAGCCATCGGTCAAAATGGGCGCGCAAAGATTACAGGAGGAGAAGATTTAATATGGTTCGCTAAGAAGGCCGGCCTGGAGGAATTGCCCGTATTTATTAGTTACCAGAAGCAGGTATAGAATGTTAAAGAAGATCGCCAGTATTCTTAAAATAAGCGCTCAACTTATAGTGACGGCCGCTCTGGCATTCGCGATGAGCTTAGGAATATATATAAGCGTCAGTGAGAGTTTGCGTTTTCCGACTGATGCTGAATTGCGCGCACTGAGTAACATATCATCTGATTTAAGCCAGCAGGATGCTTCCGCAGTCGAGAAGTCGCGACTTAGCATTTTACATGTTTTATCGGGATACGAAAAGGAAGATGGCTTTGCCAAAATGTCGGGCACCTACATGACATACAACGATCGTTTTTACGTGATTACGGCGGCTCACGGAATTGTTGGCAATTGCGATAAATTCTTTGTAGCGACAGATGGTGACCATATCTATGAGTGTATACAATATGTTCTCATTGATCAGCGAGTGGATTACGCCATCGTAGAAATAGAGCGGGTGAGTCGCCGCACGCCCGTTAATCTCAGGGACGTTTTGCCGAGTAATCGCGAATGGAAGGAAGAACTGTCCGTGCTTAATGAGACTTTTTATACAGGCTATCCCAATGGCCTAGGTCCTCTTACATTTGAGGGGACTATCGCCGGAATATCTGAAGATAATTATGTCTACCTCCATTCATACGCTTGGCCTGGATCATCGGGTTCTGGGGTATTTAGTGATGATGGAAATTTGATTGGAATACTCATAGCTTTGAATGTAGGTTTCACCGGAGCAGGCTATGACGTATTGGAAGATCTAGTTATAGTTACGCCGCTGTTCATGATAGATTGGGATGCGGCCTACGACATAATGGATGCCCCAGCGCCCGTAGGCGATACAGGAGACACAGGACAGTGAAAAAAACCCCAAAAGTATGCTACACTACGCTCGTTGATAAACTTGAAGCGATGGATAGCGAAATAATGAGATTAAAAGAACAGATTAAGCAACTTAAAAGCTGCTTCGTAACCGAAGATGAGGTGTGTCAGGATGAGATTGATGCTGACCGCGCGGCCTATGAGGCTATTGGTGAGATTTGTTTGGATGCGCTATTGGATGTTGAGCCTAAAGGTGATGCATGATGGCGCCCGAAGACAAAGAGTTCTCGACTGAGGCCGAGGACTTAAAGCCGAAGAAGCCAAGTAATCGTGCGCCCGAAGGTATCAGAACTTTTACAGTGTGCCGACAGTCAGACGAGAGTGGTATATCTGGCGAAGGCGTGGTAATCGAAGGCGCAACCTTCGCGACAGGCCACACAGTTATTCACTGGTTGACGCCTGCTCCGCGTGGCAGTATTGCGTTCTTCGATGCGTTTGATGATTTCCTCAAGATACACATTAAGCCGCACCCTACAAACAAGACGATTATCACGTTTGAAGACGGAGAGCAGACTATTTATGATGGAGGATAAAGATGAGCTATAAGTTTACCACAGGCAGCGTTCGTCGCGGCGATATTTATTTTGAAGACGACCGCACCGGCGCCCAAACCTATATTGATTTTGGCCAGGACACCATCACACTGCGACCAAGCGGTTCGCAGATATTATACGCTCAACACAACAGGATAGGCATCGGCACAACTTCTCCCATGGAGGCGTTACATATTGCTGGGAATGTTAAGGCTGTTGGAGATGACGCCAGGATTAAGATTGATGGTGAAACCGACAGTCATCCAGGCTTGGAACTTTATGAGAACGGCACACGAAAATGGATTGTCTACAATAACTATACTAACGACAATCTTACGTTTAAGACCAATAGCGACAACATAATGTCAGTAACGCAGACCGGGAGAGTTGGAATCGGCACGCAAACCCCCATCGTCGCTCTTGACGTAAATGGTGGCTTGAGAATACAGTCAGATAGTATCGCGGTCAGCAACAGCAAGACGCCTTCAAGTGCGAGCGATACCGGCCAAGCAGGTCAAATTTGCTGGGATACTAACTATTTATATGTGTGTGTCGCACTTAACACTTGGAAAAGGATTGCTCTTAGTAGCTGGTAATGAGAATGGATAAATGGCAACAATACCTTGCGGAAGCAAAACGTAAAAAGAAATCTAAGAAGCGCAAGAAGCCCTCGCGCAAATCAGGCGCAGGATTGGAGCGTTCTCTTAACTTCTTTCTTGATACCGGCCCTCAAAAGAAAGGAGGGTGGCCAGGAGGCAAAAAACGCCCCAGCTTCCGTCGCAAAAAGTTTAATGACATCTCGGCACCACCCGGCGCACCGGGAGGCCTAGAAGAAGAGGTGGACCCAGAGAGTTTTGACAAGCAGGCAGAATTGGCGCCTAAGTTCTGGCTAGCCGGAAAACTTAACCCTAAGATCGCTAAAAGATTAAAAAAGATTGCAAATGAGTTTTTGAATGGGCTTGATATTGACGCCGAGATGGAGGATTTGCGATTGACTGGTAGTCTAGCTAACTATAACTGGTCAAAGTATTCCGATGTGGACCTCCACATCGTCGTAGACTTCTCCAAAATTGATGAGAATACCAAACTAGTAGAAGATTTTTTCTATGGCGCCATATGGCGCTGGAACGAACTACACGACATTACCATTTATGGCCATGAGATAGAAATTTTTGTAGAGAACGTGGGCCACGTTACACATTCGGCAGGCATCTATTCGATAATAAATAAAGAATGGGTTATCGAGCCTGATCCTGATAAGATTGATTATGACTATATCACAGCGCGCAAGAAGGCTGATGGCATTGAAGCGGAGGCCAATCTTATCGAAAAGATTGTAGACGAAAAACCTCTCGCTGCTGTCAAATCGTTAGATAGACTTAAAGATAAAATTCGACGGATGCGTAGGGCAGGCCTACACAGTCCCGAACAAGAATACTCAGCGGAGAACATCGCTTTCAAAATTCTACGCCGAGAAGAGACACTTGACAAAATCAACGATCTGAAGTATGATGCTTATGATAAAGTTTTGTCCATAGGATGAAGAATGAAGTTTATTGACATTACGGATGATCTTATAACGACTCCAGGAGAATACATTTTACATGAGCCAACTGGGCAGATAGTAATGTGCGGCTCCTTTAGTCGCCAGAGAAATCAAATTCGCGCGATGGGCATAGGACGAATGATCGAAGACACGATAGAGAACTTTAAGAAGATAGAACTGACTGTAGAAGAGCGCCACGCCCACGTGCGACGGTGTAAAGGTTGCGGGGGCCTATAGATGCCTCCAAAAACAACAGTTCCTGGGCCTTTTGCGCGGAGTCGAGAAAATGCTATCAACTTTGGTCAAAATCTCTTTTTGGCCAGCATGATGGACGAGTGTGTGCGGAATCTGTTGAAAGCCGAAAAAGATCATGCTGCTGCGCTGCTGCTTGAGGACGAAGAACTTATGGCTCAGAAGCAGCTTGAAGCGCAGACCTTTCAAACCTCCCTTACTCTTACTGCTTATATGTTTGATGAAATGGATGATGTATCGACATGACTAACATTTATATTTATTGCTTGTTTGATACATCAGATGAGCTTTTAGGAGTATATTCATCCCTGAAGGCGGTTCATCGAGATGCGTTAAAGTTGGCCAATCGAGGTACTTCGCGAGTGCGCCTCGTTCATGGGGCAGACGTTAGTTCTCCTAGCTTAACGCGACTGCGTAACATATTTAAGGGAAAATGCGAGACTGAAGTTAAATATCGAACGCATCAAACCATGATTCGTGTTTTCAAAACGAGACTTAAAGAATGAGCACGTATGTTGTATATGGAATAAGCGATTGCCCGTCTTGTCTGCGGGCCTGTGCCGATCTCATGGAGGCTGATATTGAATACGTGTTTGTTGAGATGGACTTCTCGAAAACTTATCGAGAATACGTAAAAGACAGATACCAGTGGCCCACCTTCCCGATTATCATACGTCAAAGTTACAATACTGTCGCCAAAATCGGGGGCTATGATCAGTTAAAAGAATATATGAAGAACCCTGGCTCACTAACGTGATAGTTACTATGTGGACTACAAACCGGGACAACTTGTTAAGTGGGTTGAAGATTGGAACACCTATACCGCTTCCGACAATGGGGTGGTGCGTGGAATAGATCCCAACTATCGCCACGCAATCATTGTAAGCGTGGCAATCGACAATAGCAGCATAGTGGCGTATTGCTACGACTGCGAAATGTTGGACTGGATCGTGCTCAGTCCATCAATGGATGACTTTCAAATAATCAGCGAGGAGTAAAAAATGGCAAATCTATTTTGGAACGACGAAAAGGCGCCGAAAGACGAAGCCCGCAAAGGCTTGATGGAATACATAGCAGAAATCTGGGAAGATAGATTTACTGTGACCTTTCACTCTGATGATGGAGGTTTTCATATTCAGGCTGTCTTAGAGTTTGATGATACGGAAGAGTTGATGGAGACAGAGTTGCGAAGTAAGTTTCCAGCTAAGTTTATGGGCTGGCGCATGGTGGTGCTTAAAGTCCCTCGCGGTCATATTGATGTATTTTACAGTGACAAGTAGTGACAACCATTTGGTTGACATTAGTTTGGTTTGGTGATACATTAACAATACAGGAGGACAAATGCCAGTACAAGTTGGTGATCTTGTCGGCTTCTATCGCCGCAAGACCCCCGGAATGGGGATTGTATTAGAGAAGATAGATAATATCTTAGACCACGCAGGGGTGGATGAACACGTTGCTTTTCAAATCGCAGAGAACGCACAAGGCAGAACATATTGGGAAAAGAGAAGCGCGATTCAGGACTTATGCGACGGACAAGAAGTACATTCTACATCCTTAAAGTTGTTTTTTCAGTACAATGAAAAATGGTGCCGAAAACCCAAAACTACTTTTGTTAGAATCAAATGGTTTAGACAGCCCGCCGCCTACGAGGGAAGAATGACAGAGAAGGAAGGCTGGTATCCTGCGGATTGGGTGAGGAGCAAGTAGTTACTATGTGGCAATCAATCCAAAATATCAAGTGGGCGATTTAGTTAAGGCGTGTTATACCTTTTACGATCACTTTTATGTTGATGAAGAAGATGACTTGTTTTATCCGTGGAACGGAATCGTTATAGATATGTACTGGGATGAGGATTATTTTGGAGATGATGCGATTTATGATGTGCTCTGTACGGATGGCACACAGCGACTCTTCGCAGAATGGGAACTGATGCTGATCCAGCGATGACATTTGGTGACAAAAAACGCTTGACAATCTGATCGCGAGATGATATATTAAGAGCATGAATGGGAGAGTGGTGGAATGGTAGACACAGGAGACTTAAAATCTCCTGCTCTGATGAGCGTGCGGGTTCGACTCCCGCCTCTCCTACCAGTTACAGAGCATCGAGAGCATTACGAGAAACCAGTAATGATAGAAGAGTTGACTAAGTTAAACGATTTGGAGGTATTCGTCTATACTTATAAGGGAGAGCTTGTAAATATCAAGTCTCGATGGAGATAGAAATGAACACCAGAGATATGTGGGAGAATCAGGTAGAGTTGTTAACGCGACAGTGCCAACGAATGACCCGAAAGATTGACGAGTTAGAGCAGAGATTACATTATTTTGAAGGAGTTGTCGCGACCTTATTGGTTGCGCTTAAAGAAGGGGGTGTTATAGTTGACAGCAGCGAGAAAGACGCTGATGCAGCTGAATACGAGTTTTAATGGCTCGCGTTCAAAAGTGCGGAGGATTCAAGGTCGGACAGCTTGTTCGCATTTTAGGTGTTCCCGATGCGGTTGGGCTCATTCTGGCGATTGAGACAATGTATCATTCCGCCGGGGAGTATCAAGTCTGCTGGTGTCAGATTTTGTGGTCAGATCTCGGCCTTCCCGCTAACTGGGAGCGCACCGAATGGCTCAGACATTGTGATGAAGATACAGATTTATTTTCGGGTCAATAGCTCAATGGGTAGAGCACCGGCCTTTTAAGCCGTAGGTTCTGGGTTCGAGTCCCAGTTGACCCACCATTTTACATAGGGCTCTTAGCTCAGTTGGTCAGAGCACTCGGCTCATAACCGAATGGTCGTAGGTTCAAGTCCTACAGGGCCCACCATTAACCAAGGAGGAAACATGCTGCCATACACAGCAATCTATCAAAACAGTGAAGGTCGAATCTCACGCTACACCGCACAGGCATCTAACGACAAGAAGGAAGCCTGGGCACAACTATGTCACATGAAAGAAAGTGATGGGGAATGTCTGATTTTACTTGTGCCGGGGAATCATCCTGTGGTACAATATGTAGACACGATTGAAAACAAGCAGATTGATCTGTTTGATAATCTTAGCCCTGATAGCTCAGTTGGATAGAGCATCGGTCTTCTAAACCGAGGGTCGTAGGTTCAAATCCT